TAATCAGAGAAACAATAAATGAAGCTACACAGCCACAAAAGGTTGTTGGAAAATACATCTATTTTCCAGATTCTAACGAAACGTATAGTTTAAAGCCGTATAAACTTGTCAAAGATGGTGGATGCGATATATCTCTGTCAAATAATTGGACAAAAGCAACATTAATGCAAGGACAAGATGTTAGAGATATGGGAATCGACAGCGTTACAGACATATCGGCTTGGTATATTGTAAACAATGCTCCGGCAGATCATACATTTGTTGGATATATTGGAAAATAAAATATGAACGACGCCAAAAAAATCATCCGCGAATTAGTTGAAGAAGTCATTGAAGAAATGACAGCAACGGGCGCTGTTGCTGGTTATCAAACACCAGCAGCATTTCGTGGTCATAAAAGCAAAAAGAAAACAGCCGAGCGTAGTATGCCAGGTGGCAAAGTTGTAGGCAAAGAAGATACGGATGATACCACAGTTGGCGAAGGTGAAAGATTAACAGTTCGTCGTGATGTGAATATCATGGAAGCTCGCAGTCGTTATCGTAATTTTAAAGAAAGTGACATGATGAAGAATCATGCCAAGATTTCATATGGAATCAATCAAGCCAAGAAAATGCTTGGTGAAGTTGAATATCTATTAAACATCTGCGAACGCTTAAAGACAGAAGCAGATGTACCAACCAAAAGTTTGTGGGCACGTACTCAACCAGACATGAAAGAAATTCATAGTCGCTTGAAGGAAATTGCTAATCGTATCAACAGAATGGGAAAATAATAATCTATGAATCTAACAGACATTGCCAAGAAAATATTAAGTGAAGATACATGGGGCAATAACCCATCGGCGGCTGCTCCACAAGCACCAGGTCGTTCACCAACCGCAACACAACCGCCAGCATCTCCAAATGCCAAGATGATTGATATTTCTAATACTTTTAAAAATTTCAAACTGTCACTTGAGAAGCAAGAAGATGCTGCTGTAAAAAAACTTGTTGATGAACTAAGCAAACAATTCTTGAAAAAGAGTGTTGTTGTCAAAGCATCAAAAGGTTCTGTTGGTCAAATTGAAAAAGAATACTCTTTCCCAGTTAGTGCTATTGATGTTCGTTATATGAAAGACAAATACTATATTGTATTTTCTGGTAAAGAAGGTAACGAAGCAGAATCTGAATATTACTTAGACGACTCTCAAATTGAAGTTGATGGGTATGGACAAGAAGCCCCAACAATGCAATCCTCTCTTGGCAAAGGTCAAGTTGGCGGAATCAAATACCCACAAACAATGGGAATTGCATCAAAACGAAACATTGTACCACAAAACTAATATGAGCAAGCAACTACTAGTAGATTTTATTCCTTTTGATATCACTCCACAAATGTTGAGTGAAGCAAAGGCAAACACAAATGGTCCATTGGTTCTAAAAGGCCCGCTACAAAAAGCTGGTGAAAAGAATCATAACGGTCGTGTATATCCACGCGAAGTATTAGAGCGTGAAGTTGAAAAGTATCAACAAATCATCAAAGAGCGTCGTGCTCTTGGTGAACTTGACCATCCAGAATCTAGTATCATCAATTTAAAGAATGTGTGTCATAATGTTACAGAATGTCACTGGGAAGGTGATACTGTAGTAGGTACAATTGAAATTTTAACAACTCCAAGTGGTAATATTGCTCGCGATTTGATTCGTAATAATATCCGCATTGGTATCAGTAGCCGTGGATTGGGTAGTGTTCGTAATGTAAATGAAAACACTGTAGAAGTACAAGATGACTTTGAACTACTTTGCTTTGACCTTGTATCATCACCATCTACTCGCGGTGCTTATATGAATCTTGCCGAAGGTATCAACCATAACAAGCAATTACTCGGCGGCACTCAAGACAAAAAAGACATCAATAAGTATCTAAAGATTGAAGGCATCATTCGCGATATTCTATCAGAAATTCGCTAAAATCATATGAAAAAATCAGAACTAAAACAGCTAATCAAAGAAGTAGTGAAAGAAGTATATAACTCAATGAGCAAGCCAATTTCGTTTAATGGCAAGCAAGTTGATACACGTTCGATTAAAATTGACGGCGTTGATAGAAAAGATTACCCAGATTTTTCTGATGCTTATATTTCTGCGGCAAATTATATTGATGGCACACCACTCAGTGACAATGATCTTGCCGCGTTTGATAATCAAAACGCCGAATTGGTCAATCAAAAAATTCACGACGGTCAATTGTATATGCAAGAAGGTGAAGAAGAAAAACTACGCTACAAAGGCGATATCTATGATAGAGAAGAGGCAGCAGAAAAAGCGCGTTATAACAGACCTAGTTATGGACACTCTAATAAATCAAATATGGTAGGTATTACATTCTTTGAAGTTCCGTCTGGAAAAGAAGAAGAAGCTAAGAGACTAGGATTAATTCAATTCAAAAGTGGAAAATTTGGAGTTAAACATCAATTTGACAAAAATATTATATCCGTTGCTAGTGATAGAGAAAAAAGCATGGTAAGTTCCGCTGAAAGAACATTTGGCAAAGGTCGTTACTGGGAACCAAGAAAGTAATTTTACACAATTTACATAAATTGATATATATTTATACACATATGAACAACAAGATCACCAACCCTTTTCTAAAACAACTTATTTCTGGCATATCTCAAAAAGCTACTCAAGGCCGCATCACAGATATTGGTTGGAATATTCTTGAAGAAGCTAAGAAAAATAAAAAAGTTGTAAAGAAATCTTTGAAAAAAGAAGCTATTGGCGACAAGAAAAAAGAAGAGCCAGCCGCTGACGCTGGTGATGAAAAAGCAGATAAATTGCCAGCATTGGATGCTGCTCCAGATGCAGGTGCAGAAGCACCAGATGCTCCAAAAGCCGACGCTAAAGACACAGCCGCTCCAGACGCAGATACAGAAGCGCCAGATGCTGGTAGCGAGGAAGATGCTGACCAAGCACAAGCCGATGCTGCCGAAGCAAAAGCAGAATTGGAAAAAGCCAAAGCCGAAAAAGATCAAGCTGAAAAAGAAATCAAAAAACATTCTTATATCAAACTTGGTTCTGGCGCTGGTACACAATTTTTGCTAGGTAAAATCCTAGACCATGCCTTCAAGACCAATACAATTGATGCTCTTGCTGGAGAAATGGTACAAAAACTAAAGATTACAACTCCAGAAGATATGAATGCATTTTCAGAAGAAACTGCTACATACAGAGTAATACCTGGTATGCCTGAACTATTATCTTCAATGAAGACAATGGCAACAAAGCAAGAACAACCAGAAGAAACGCCAGAAGCCTAAAATTTATGAACGTACTAAAACTAAGAAATTTAATCGAAGGTGTAGAACAAATGGTTCCAACTGAACAAAAGGAGTGGACCATGGAAGAAAAGAAAGCTGCTCTTGCAGCCATTGGCAGCTATAATGAATATGGCGGTCATCTACGTCGTGAGCACAACTTAATGGAAATCGCTCATACACTAAGCAAGATTACAGAAGCTGCTGAAAAATTTACTCTAAGTGAAGTTGATGATTGGTTTGATAAAAAGACCATCAATGAAAACATGAAGCAATTGCGTCGTGTTAGTGACGAATTCAACAAACTTGCTAAAGAAGCTCACACTATCCAACAACGTATGGAAGCACTATACGAAGATGGTGGACATGTACTAAGTCGCTATTTTGAAATCAAAGATCTTAAAGAAGGTGCAATGGCAGTTTCTAAGATAAACAAGAAATAATTTTTGTATTATACACTTGCAGTAAACAAGCCCGCATTTTATATGTTGGTTTTTTATTTTAATATCATCTCATACCGCAAGCTACCACAGTCCCAGATACGGTCATACCCATTATCTTGCATATTTTCCCATTCGGTTTTTGCTGGATCATATACAGATAATAACTTTTTCAATTCACTTTTTCTATATTTGTATCTATGTTCTCGGGTTTGAATACTTTTTTTATTCATATACCAATAGTTTGGAGAAGTTTCTTTTACAAAAGAAAATCCACATTTGGAATATCCGCATTTTTCCTTTGAAGAGAACCTTCTGTCAGCATATGTTATTATGCTTTTTGGAGAATACTCTTTTATAAAATGAGAAATGAATTTTGACATTATCCCAACAATTGATCCGGTTGAACAAAATCTATACAATTCATATTCATCCTCTTTTGCCGAGTTTCCTAATGCAATTCTATTTTTTCCAAATGTAATTACCGAAACCAATTCTCCATTGTGATACGCACCATATTTTATAGAAGATTTATCTTTTCCTTGAATGTGTGTTTTTTCTAAAAACGCATTACATACCTCATTCGAAATAGATTGTATAACACATTTCCGCGCATATATTTTTGAAACCTTTGCTGGACATAACAGATATATAAGTTTATTTTTTATTATGTCTTGTTTATGCAACCATTCATCTTCAAATATATGAATGAGATGTATTCCAGCTTCCTCACATCTTTTTGTTTTGTATATATGATAATTTTTATACTTTTTGCCCGCTATTTCAGAATGCCAATAGTTTCCATTTAATTCTATTGCGATGTTCATTGAAGGAATATAAAAATCTATTTCTTGACCAGATAATATCTTTCTATTGTATCTTTCTATATCAGATTCTTTTATTATAGTAGTTAAAAACGTATATAATTCTTGCTCTATTATAGACGTACTATCAACTGGAAAACAAGTTGGGCATCTGGGTGTATAACCATGTGTAAAACAATCGCTGAATTTTGTAGAACACTTCGAGCACTCTACAGGATATTCTTTATAATTTTGACAATTGATATATTCTTCTTTTTTAAATTTTAATATTAAACCCGATTGCTTAGATCGTTCTTTTATCTGCTCATAGTATATTTCAGAAAGTTTTTCTTTTTGTTTGTTTTTAACAAGCTCTGTTGTGATTGGGTATATATGACCATACTTTTCTAGGCATGTGTTGTTCTTTTTATTTTTTACACTCTCGTTGCTTGCTACATTTTCAACACCATATTTTTTCAAATTTGTTTCTTTTAATTTTGCCATCACATCTTCGGATTGAAGTGCATGTTTTACCCCCAAAGATTTAAGTGTAGAATTTTGTTGTTTAATTCGTATGCTTAAATTTTGCTGTGGATTTTCAACGCCGTATCGTTCAATACATGTTTTCTTTTGAGCATCTTTGATTTCTTTATTTTGAGACGGAGAAACAGATCCATATTTTTTTATACAAGTAGCTCGTGCCTTGTCTTTGACGCGATCCGATTGTGCCGGATTTTTTACTCCATATTTTTCAATATTACTCTGCTCACGACGTTTCTTGGTTTCTTCTAACACGTCAGGTCTGCGACGATATTCAGAAAAACAACTTGAAGAACAATGCTGCTTTGCTCGTTGTTTACTTGCAAATTCAGACCCACAATTTTTACACAATAATGTTAACATATTACTTTTGCTTCTGCGATTGCTTATAACTATTAACAATTTGATAAAAAAGTCAAATTATAATAAATTTTGTATATATTTATTTATTACAAAATGCGTTGTTCTTCAATGCGAGGCAGTATTAATGTATCTTGAAACTCTAATAGTTTCACAACCCAAAAGGATTAAAACTATTATGTCAGATTTATTAAAACAAGCAATCGCCGACGCTAAAGCCGTTCGCGCTACTGCTCTATCAAATGCCAAAGCTGCTCTAGAAGAGCACTTCGCTCCAAAACTACAAAGCATGTTGTCTGAAAAGCTACGTGCCGAAGTCGAAGGTGCTGAAACAGAAGAAGCTCCACTACCAGTTGACGCTGGAATGGAAGCCGGTGCCGGTGAAGAAGTTCACGCAGACGCCGCTCAAGACGCCGCAATGATGGCCCCAGCTCCAGATGCAAATGCACCTGTCAGCGAGCCAGCCGTAGCCGAAGAACCAGCTGTTCCAGTTGGCGAAGGTATGGGCGAAGAAGAAATGGAAGAAGAAATGGATGAAGTTCTTGGCCAAGGCCACGTTGATCCAGTTCAACAAACTCACATCTACACAGAAAGTGAAAAAGCTTCTTCTGACTATAAGAAGACCACATCAGGTCACAAAACAGAAGATCCAGGTAAGAAGATGTATGTTGACGCAACCAAACTATCTACCAAGGGTTCTCTACCAGCAGGAAAGAAAGACGCGAAAGCTTCTTCTGACTATACAAAGACAACAGCTGGTCACAATACAGAAGACCCACAAGGTGCTTCCAATGAATTATCCAAGGGACAAAAGAAGACCGACTCTGGTACTGCCGCTTTGAAAGAAGACGACAGTAACTACGAAGTTGATGAATCTTCTCTTGACGAAATCCTAAAGGAACTAGAAGACGGTCTAAATGAAGTTGGTATGGAAAATGAAGCAGCTCACGAAGCAGCTCCAGCCGCTCATGAAGATGAAGAACTCAACCTAGACGAGCTTCTATCTGAAACGGACGATCAAGACTCCGATGAAGAAGAAATCGAAGAAGGTAAACTTCCAGCCGGATTAGCTGCTTACCAAGCCAAAAAAGCTGGTAAATCAGAAAAATCCGACGACGAAGAAGACAAAAAAGAAGAAAAAGAAGCCGTCAAAGAAAACATTTCGTTGAAAAAGGAACTATCAGAATACCGTAGCGCAGTCGTTTATCTACGGGACCGTATCAATGAAGTTAACCTGCTTAATGCCAAGCTGCTTTACACGAACAAATTGTTCAAGCAAGCCAGCCTAAACAATGAGCAAAAACTGAAAGTTATCGAATCATTTGATCTCACGAAATCGGTTCGTGAAGCCAAACTCGTATACGCAACCCTAGCCGAATCGTTTAATTTCGGTGGCAAAAAGACAGTTGAAGCAGCTCCTAAAAAAGTTGTATCTCAAACCGTCAAAACCATCACCGAAGGATTAGCTTCGAAAACAGTAGCATCAACAAAACCGACAAAGGCCGCAGTTTTGACAGAAGGAGCCATTATGGCAAACCGCTTCCAAAAGCTTGCCGGTATTCGTAAGTAAACCAAATCAACAACAAATATAGGAAATAAAAATTATGTCAGATATCAAATCACTACTAAACGAGACAGCTAACCCAATGGTTCAGCTAATGTCTCAAACACGTGGTCTAGTCTCCAAGTGGGAAAAGACCGGTCTTCTAGAAGGCGTCAAGGGCGATATGGATAAATCCCATATGTCCATCCTTTTGGAAAATCAAGCAAAGCAACTAATTGACGAAGCTACCCGCACAGGTACCTCCGCTAATTCTGAACAATGGGCTGGCGTTGCTCTCCCACTAGTTCGTCGTGTGTTTGCTGAAATCGCAGCTAAGGAATTCGTTTCGGTTCAACCGATGAATCTTCCTTCCGGTCTAGTATTCTATCTAGACTTCAAATACGGTTCAAATCAAGCCGGTAAACCAGCTTTCAACGGTCAATCGTTGTTCGGCGGCACAGGCACAAAACTAGGTTCAACTGACAGCGCCACCAACGGTCTATACGGCCAAGGTCGTTTCGGTTACACCATGAATGACCAAACAACAACCGTTACTGGCACGTCCACAACCGGTTCTTGGTTGGATGCAAAGTTCGTTCCAGAACTTTCTGCTTCCGTTTCTGATGGCCAAATCATGCGTATCACCGCCGACTTGACCGGTACAGGCTACGATGCAACAGGCATCCGCGCTTTCACCGTTTCTGGTTCCGGAATCGTTGATTTCTATCCAGCATTCACAACTGTTAACACAGCCACCGACGTTGTAACATTCGTCGTTTCTGGTTCTGCTATCAGCGCCACTCCATCGGTCCTAGTTGCTTACCACAAGCAACCAGAAGCTGCTTCACGCGGCGACTTCGAAGATCAAGGTGCCGGATTGCCAAACGCCACAGGCGTAGCAAACGACATCGGCATTCCAGAAGTTAACCTAGAGCTAAAGAGCGAAGCAATCGTTGCTAAAACTCGTAAGCTAAAGGCCGTCTGGACACCAGAATTGGCTCAAGACTTGAACGCCTACCACTCGATTGACGCCGAAGCCGAGCTAACAGCTCTTCTATCGGAATACGTCTCGATGGAAATCGATCTAGAAATCCTTGACATGTTAGTAACAGCCGCTCCAGCTGCTACAACAGAATACTGGTCGGCTCGCGTCGGCAGTGAATACAACGCAACTCTTGGTAAGTTCTATGACACGGCTGCTAATCGCACCGCGTATGTAAAGAGCACATGGTTCCAAACTCTTGGTAACAAGATCCAAAAAGTTTCGAACAAGATTCACCAATTGACACTACGTGGCGGCGCTAACTTCCTAGTTTGCTCTCCAGACGTAGCTACAATCATCGAATCCATTCCAGGCTTCAGCACCAACACGGACGGCGATCAAGCCAAGTTCGCGATGGGCGTTGCCAAGGTTGGCGCTCTAAGCAACCGTTGGACAGTATACAAGAACCCATACATGACAGACAATGTTATGTTGGTAGGTTTCCGTGGAACAAACTTCCTAGAAACCGGCGCTGTTTACGCTCCATACATTCCACTAATTCAAACTCCATTGGTATATGACCCAGTGAACTTTACACCACGTCGTGGCGTAATGACACGTTATGCCAAGAAAGTCTTACGTCCAGAGTTTTTCGGAAAGATTGTTATCGGCAACTTGGACGAAGTATAATAGTTCATCTCTTAAACAGAGATTTTATAAAAAAGACCGCCCTTTCGGGCGGTCTTTTTTTGTTTATATATATTGCTTTTTTTCTTTGTATATGAATAATTATTCCATATCAAGGAGTAAAATATGAATTGCATTATATGTACCAAACCATTGTTGAAGCGACAAAAAAATTATTGTTCAAATACTTGTAAGTTTTCGGATAAAACATACAATTGCCGAAGAGTGTCGCTAGTAAAAAACGATGAAACAAAAATACTTGTTTCTAAATTAGATAAATGGAAGACAAAAGATATAAATAATAAATCGGGTATAATAACTCGTTATTTAACTAAAAAAGGAATTTCCGTTGAAAATTATATTCAATATTTTGACACAGAAATTGTTGAAACAAAGCCATTATTAAATTGCCCATATTGCGATTGGACCAGTAAAGATATTAATAATACAAGTGGAGTATTTACTCGGCATATATCTACACATAATAAAACAATTTCAAATGTTATAGAAGAGTATCCAGAGTATAAAAGATTGTGGAAAACATTTCAAAATTCTATTACGCGATTTGATTATATAAATTATTCAGATAGCAATCATATATCTTGTAAAATTTGTGATGAAAAGTTAAAAGAAATTACAAACTCGCACTTAAAAAAGCATAATATAACATGTGAAGAGTATAAAGAAAAATATGGTGACTTGGTTTCAGAGAATACAAAAAAAGAATTTTCTAAAAATCTGTCCGAGATTGAATTTGACAGTTCATCAAAAGCCGAGCGAGAAATTCGGGATTATTTATCAACTATCTCTCCACAATCAAAGTTTTTACATAATACCAAAAAAATATTACACAACATTGAACTTGATATATACTGCGAGGATAAAAAAATAGGCATTGAATATAATGGATTATATTTTCATTCAGAGATGGCGGGCGGCAAGATGAAAGATTATCATTTATTTAAAACAAATACTTCGGAAAAAAATGGAATAAAACTTATTCAAATATTTGAAGACGAATGGCGAGATAAACAGGATATAGTGAAAAACAGATTAAATAATCTTTTTGGAATATATACAAAAAAATTAAATGCTAGAAGTTTAAAAATTGAAAATATATCTAGTAAACAAAAATCAGAATTTCTTAATCTTAATCATCTACAAGGCAATGATAAATCCAACATTATGATAGGATTGTTTGACGGCAACATGCTTGTATCAGTTATAACATTTTCAAAGCCAAGAGTAGCATTAGGTATAAAAAAATATATAAATGATACTTGGGAACTTGTTAGATTCTGTAATTTAAATGGATATAATGTTCGCGGCGGATTTAGTAAATTATTATCTCATTTTATAAAAACAAACAATCCAAAAAAGATCATTACATATGCGGATCGCAGATGGTCGTCAAAAATAAATAATGTATATGAAAAAAATAAATTTGTGTTTGTGTCTGAAACAAAGCCGAATTATTTTTATATGCAAAAGTATAAAACCCGATTGCATAGATACAACTTTACAAAGTCAAAACTTGTAAAAAAATATGGATTACCAGAGTCTATGACAGAGCCGGAAATAATGAGAAAATTAAGATATGATCGTATATGGGATTGTGGTCACTTAAAATATGAAATGAATATATCGCAATAAAAGGTTTGAGTATATTTATGTATATATGAATAGACTAACAACACTTGCTAACAAGTATAAAACCGACAAGGGAACAGAGTTTGAAGAAAAACATTCTTATAGTCTAATATACGACAAATATATTCCAGAAACAGGAAGTTATAACTTGTTAGAAATAGGAATAGACAAAGGAGCATCATTGCGTATGTGGAAAGAATATAATCCACAAATGAAATTATTTGCCGCCGATCATAATCCAGCTTGCTTAAAAAACATTGATGAAACTATGTTAGAAAAGTTTTATCAAATAGAACAAACAGTCAGAGAAACTATGATTAAGATTCCTAGCGACAATACATTTGATTATATTGTTGAAGATGGTGCTCACTTTATGCACACACATCAAATAACATTAGCAGTATTGCTGTCATGCGTAAAGAATGGTGGGTTATATATTATAGAAGATTTACATACATGCGACATGCAGCATTTTAATAAGAATCCAAGTGACAGTACAAAAGTAGTATTGAAAAATTGGCAAAACACAGGTAAGTTTGTTAGTTCGTTTTTGACCGACGCTGAGAATGAATATATCTCAAAAAATATCCTATCTGTGGTATTTGAATGCCATGACAAAGTTGCTGTAATAACTAAAGTTTGACAGTAATAAACAATATTTATGTATATAACATTTATGAAGAAAACACATTATCGTTTCGCCGGTTTGTTTATATTATTAGCAGTACTATCTATCGCTAATCCGATTGATGACAAAGCAAGTTCTTTTGTTTATAACGGAGCGCCAGTTAGTAAAATAGTAAAAGATAATCAATATATCATCAAAAAGAACTATGCTATTCATTATCGCTTTGACACAAAGACGGCAGAATATGTTGTAGAGCATATAACCAAAGAAAAAGTAAATGGTACATTCAAACGCCAAGATGATTTTCGTCCAGATCCAGATATACTACCAGCACATCAATCTGTATTAAGTGATTATGCTGGTAATCCATATGATCGCGGTCATCTTGTTCCTGCTGGTGACAATACTCATACAGCCGAAGCTATGAGTGAAAGTTTCTATTTGAGCAACATGGTTCCTCAAGTTCCAAATAACAATCGTGGTATTTGGAAGCAATTAGAAACAGCTGTGCGTATATGGGTAAATGAAGGTAAAGATATTTATGTTGTATCTGGCACAACATACAACAAAGACCATAAATCAATTGGAGTAGGCAAAGTTGGTGTTCCAGATTTTGTTTGGAAGGTTGTTATTGACGCAACTAGTAACAAAGCTATTGCTTTTTATTTCCCAAATGAAGCACTACCTGTGTCTGACTTACCTAAATATATCGTGTCTATAGATGAAGTAGAGCAAAAGACAGGTATCAATTTTAATCCAAAGATGTCCGAAAAATTGCAAGAAGCTTTGGAATCCGCTAAAGCAAATCCAAGCGAGTGGTCTGGTATAATCAAAAAGTGATTTCATCTGCGCCATGGGCCTCTGCGATGGTAGTTGTGACTATACCAGCCCATATGTAAGTTCCAGTATATAGGAGCAGGGCGTACAATATAAACCGGTGTTACAGCAGGTGTGTCATAAACATACACATTGCGTGTAGGTGCTACGCAACCTGATAGTATAGAGGTTGCGGTTAATAGTGCTATTAGTTTGATACTTTTCATATATTATGATTATGATGCATTCTTAAATACCGCAGCATTCCATTCCATGCGTTTCTTAACTCCACGATTGCTTGTGCTACGATATTCTCTATGATTTAGATATTCCTTTGCAGCATCAGCAAACTTGTTTTGATTTAATAATTTCATTGTTTTTGGTCCCATGTCGCCGCGATATAATGCATTTATTGTGGCGATTCTAACCGTTAATGGCAACGTGTCAAAGTTTTTTATGTGGGATTTTGCAACATTTAATTTTTTGCCAATATCTTTTTCTAATAATTTTAAAGCATCGCTATCAGATAATCCTTTGCTAAAATCTTCACCGTTTTGTATTTTGTGACCATAAGCAATTGTATCACTACCACCTTCTAAGCTTTTATGAGGAAACCAAAGTTTCTTAGCTTTATTATATCCACCGCGTGGATTATCAATACTGTTTTCAAAGCGTTTAACGATGTTTACAACCCTTGTTTCTAAATTTGACTCTGAACTCTTACCATCGCTACTAAAATCAATATTAGATTGGGTATACGGCTTGCCAGCACTATCTGACGCAGGTTTAGCATATGCATGATTAGCATATGGCATTACAAATCTTACTTCTGGGGGTGCATCTGCCACAACTTCAATTATTTTATGTTCACGTAACAGGTCTTTAAGTTTGATTATAGCCATATATATTATAAATATACACCAAAATAGGTATTCTTTATTGTATAATAAATATTGTAGTATATTCGGGCAATAGTGCTCTTTCTTGTGTATTTATATATTTATACCTATAACACATATTGGAACATAGCATATGCCAGACACATCAATCAATTATACAATAGATCAAGATCGCGTTCGTTTTCCAGGTTCTGGTTCTGCTATTGTTGCTGGAAGCACACCATTTGGTTGGTATGACAACGACGTTGTATTTAAAAACGATGCTCCAAATGCAGCAGTTTGGGCAGCAAGAAGATTAGGTTATCCAATTACTGATATTGAATTACTAGACGTAAATTTTTATGCATGTTTTGAAGAAGCATGTTTTGAATATAGTGCGCAAGTAAATCAATTTAATATTCGCAACAACATGGGTGTGCTTCAAGGATCGGCAGCAAATGTAAATTTAACACAAACAAGTGTAGTAGGAAGTGGATTGCCATTTGTAATTAAATTGACTCAAGGATATGGTACAGAATTTGGCGTTGGTGGAACGGTTGATTGGAAAAAAGGACATATAGATTTATCAGCAGGTACACAATCATATGACCTACAAGCATTGTGGGGTAATGTCAGTGAAAGTTTTGATCGTATTGAAATTCGTAGAATATTTCATGAAATGCCACCAGCAGCTGCTCGTATCTATGATCCATTTAGTATGACAGGTATGAGTTATAGCAATGTATTAAATGAAATGGGCTTTGCTGGTTATTCTCCTGCAACACAATTTTTGATGACACCTATCTTTGAAGATTTGCTGCGTATGCAAGCAATTGAGTTTAATGACTTGGTAAGAAAATCGGGATATGGATTTGAACTTGTAAACAACAAGGTAAAAATATTTCCTATTCCAACATATGACATGAAGATGCACTTTGAGTATACTCTTGTAAAAGATACAAACTCACAAGGCATCAGCACTTCTGGTTCATACTATAATGCATCTGGTTCTATTGTAGCATCTCCAGTTATTGGCGATTATAGCAATGTTCCATATGATGTTATTCCATACGGCAATATCAACTCAGTTGGTAAGCAATGGATTAAAAAATATTTCTTAGCATTATGCAAAGAAGTATTAGGAAGCATTCGTCAAAAGTATCAAACTATTCCTATACCTGGTGCCGAAGTTACATTAGATGGCGGCGAACTACGTCAAGAAGCTGCGGCGGAAAAAACTGATCTTGTTACTCAACTGCGTGAAAATCTTGAAGCGACTGGAAGAAAAGCAGTGATGGAGATGAGGGCAGAAGAGGCTCGTCAAGTAAATGAAACGCTGGCAAAAATACCACTCGGAATTTATATCGGATGAAATCATTTTCTATATTAGATCAAGTATTAAGCAAGAATGAAAGACGGCACCTTAAACATGTCGGCATAAAAAAGACATTAAAGCCTAGTGCCAATTTTACATCGCTTGAGAGAAAATATTATATGATGCTCAAAGACATTGGCGTATATTATGTTCCTCAATATCCCATGGGTGGAAAAGTGTATGATGCATTTTTACCAGATGAAAATATCTTGTTTGAATTTGATGGATCGTTCTGGCATCCAAAGAGTGAAGCAGAATGTAAATATCCTTTTCAAAAAAGAAGTGTTATGGTTGACAAGTTAAAGAATGAAATGGCTGCTGAAAAAGGCATACGAATTATTCGCATACGTGAAGAAGAACCGGTTACAACTGAACAAATGAAAAAGTTAATATTCTCATAAAAATCATATGCCAATAAAATATTTAAATAGAAATAATGTTGGAGTCTCTGTCCCGTCCGGCAACAGCGTATTGTTTAATGGAAGCAATCAGTCTTTGAGTATTCCGAGCAATGCCGTGTTTAATTTGGGTACAGGAAGTTTTACCGTAGAGTGTTGGTTTTATGCAACAGCAAATGTTTCATCGCAACAATGTTTAATTACAAGTTATGGTGGCCCGTCGGCTGGATGGGCTATACAAATATCGTCCGGTGTGATCGGTGCAAATGTTTATGGTGATGGTTTCGCCATATCTGGAGGAAGTCCTGCAATAAATACTTGGTATCACGTAGCATTATCGGGGGCACAAGGATCTATAAAGTTATTTTTAAACGGAGTTCAAATTGGTTCCACTTATACAGGAGCAGTCTCGATGAATACTTCGGCGGCTGTCACGATTGGTAATGTTGTTAATTCCGCGCAAATGGTAGGATACATATCAAATGTTCGCGTTGTTAAAGGTACTGCACTATACACATCGTCATTCCCCGTTCCAACTTCCCCATTAACAGCAGTAGCCAACACATCATTATTAACATGTAATTCTGCAACGATTGTTGATAACAGTTCAAATAATTTTACTATTACTAATAACAATGGTGCAATGGTGTCATCGGCGGTTGTTCCATTTACATCACTTTCAGCGGCACCAAAAGGAATGAAATTTAAGAATAGAAATAATAGTGGTACGTCTGTCGCCCTGAGCAACAGTGTATTGTTTAATGGAACCAATCAGTATTTAAGTTTACCAAATACTAGTTCATTAAATTTGGGTAGCAACAATTTTACAATGGAAGCTTTTGTGTATATATCAAACGTTTCTGGTAATAAAAATATATTTTACATAAATGGAAATAATAGTAGCTACTCTGCAATATGTTTGTATGTTCAAAACTCGCGATTTGCATTTTTAGCAAATCAAACAGGTGGATATCCTTGGACTTTACAAATTGGAGAAGTTGGTCCTACAATATCTAGTAATACTTGGTATCATATAGCAACAACAAGATCTGGAAATTCATTTTATGTATTTGTAAACGGAACTCTTGTTAGCGGTGCTCCTTATAGTTTAAGTGGTGCTTTGTTTAATGGCACAACAAATAGTATCGGTTATCAAGCTTCAATGACTTCGAATAATTTTACAGGATATATCAGTAATGCTCGCATAATCAATGGAACGGCTCTTTACACAGCATCATTTACAGTACCAACTGCTCCACTCACAGCAATAGCAAACACAGCATTATTAACATGTAATTCTGCAACGATTGTTGATAACAGTTCAAATAATTTAGCAATCACAAATAATAACTCTGCTACAGTTTCATCAACAACTCCATTCACAGTTGTTGCGAATGTAAGTTCAATGAAAATGAAAAAAGTATTTTCTGATCCTATTTCATATATGGTAGCAACCGGCGGTGATTTAATTACCACAAGTGGAAGCTACAAGATGCATACATTTACAACAGTTGGAACAAGTAGCTTTACTATAAGCAGTGTTGGCAGTACTCCAAGTATTGAATATTTGGTTGTTGGCGGTGGGGGAGGTGGCGGTGGTATAACAAACGGCGGAACGGGTGGCGGCGGCGGCGGTCAAGTAATATATAACACCGGTTCTATTATTTCGGCTGGAATACACTCTATTATTGTTGGAGATGGTGGAGTTGGTGGACCAATTGATAATTATGGTGGAAACGGACAACCTAGTTATGTTTCTATATATGCAAGTGCCATTGGAGGTGGGGGAGGTGCTCCTAAAAATGCTAATGGCGCAGCGGGAGCAAATGGCGGAGGCGGTGGGGAGGGCGGATCTGGCGGGGGGTCTACCGTGGGTGGATTTTCTGGAGCGTCGGGTGGATCGAGTTATAATGGCGGTGGTGGTGGCGGCGCTGGTGCGAATGGGTCCGGAAGAAATGGCGGAAATGGTGTAGTTAACAGTATTTTGGGAACACCGATGTACTATGGTGGTGGTGGTGCTGGTGGAGAATTTTCTGGAATTAGTACAGGCGGTCTTGGTGGCGGAGGCAACAATAATAGCACAGGATCGGCAAATACAGGCGGCGGGGGTTCTGGAACTCAACGTGGCGGAGTTCCATTGGCAGGATTTAAGGGTGGCTCAGGAATAGTCATCATCAAATATAGATACACAGCATAACATAAAATATTTATGGGACTAAAAGGACGATACTTCTCACAACGCGACTTAAACATGATCAATTCGTTGAATGGTGAATTGATGGGGAACATTATTGAAAATCTAATTCAAATATTTAAGATTTGTCCAAATGAAACCAAGACAAATATCTATGGTGAAACTTCATCAGAAAGTGGTAAATGGTATTTTCCAGCAGTTCAAGTATCTGCTCTCATTGAAAGATCCGAGATGTCTGCCGAGTATGATGACTTTGGACCAAATAGAAATCAAGATCATATTTTCAAGATGCGTGAAAAGATGCTGCGTCAATTAGAATTTTATCCAGAAATTGGAGACGTTGTTGCGTGGAATGATCGTTATTATGAAATTGATAATGTAATTCAAGAACAATTACTTGGCGGTCAAAGCGACAAGAGCCATAGTATAATTTGTAACGCACATTACACAAAATACACCTCACTAAACATTCTAGAAAGAAACCAATAAAATTATGGCATGGCGTGGACCCACAGTTAAACCGGTAATAAACAAACCAACAAATCCTGTTAATCATGGACCTGAAATGTCCGAAATGAAAAAACCGGAAATAACTGCTGCATATGGTCCAGAAGTTAAACCAAATCGCGCATATAATGTTCGTAGAGATAAAGACACTCAAAAGAATTTTTCTGTAACACTGGTTGATGTTGATACAGCAATTTTAACATATCTTGATAATGTTATATCTCCTACAATTATTGACGCAGGTAGACAAATAAAAGTACCAATCAATTATAGTTCTCCGGAACGTTGGAAGGCTATACAAAAAGATGGTGTAATGAGAGATAAAAATGGTAAAGTACAAACTCCTGCTATTGCATTTCGTCGTAGCACAATGCAACGCAATGATAGTTTGATTACACTAAATCGTTACTTACAATATCCAACCGTTAAACATTTTTCAGAAAAAAATAAATATGATAGATTTTCTGCTATGTCTGGATTTAGTCCAGTAAAAGAATTATATAGTGTAGCAATGCCTGATCATGTTATTATCAATTATGATTTTATTATTTGGACAGAACTAATAGAACAAGGTAACGCGATTGTTGAAGCCATTAATTTTTCAACAGAAGATTATTGGGGCGACAAAAATAAATTTAAATTTAGAACAACTATCAGTGATTATAACTTTGAAACAACTAATGACGCTGGACAAGATCGTATTGTTAAAACAACATTTAGTATGATGTGCTATGCATACTTACTGCCAAATAAATTTGAGAATTATAAATCAGTTGTTCAAAAAGCATTTACGCCAAGAAAAGTTGTGTTTGATACACATGAAAAAATGGCAACTACAATAGGTGCGCCGGGTGAATCTACTTCTGTATATGCACAAGCTAAAGATGCTATCTTAAACAATGCATCATTCCCACCAATATCTCAAATTATCAATTACAATATTACAAACAATAATGCAACTAATACATTTGAAACTGTAAATATTACTGGTGCATCTGGAACTACAGGTTCATTAACTGCTAACTCTGAAATTATTTCTGGATCTGCTCAAATTGATTCTGAAATTATTGGAGACGGTCATGCTGCAAGATGGCTTGTATCTATAGCAGATATTTCAAATACAAATGTTAAAGTTAATGAAGTTATGGCAAGCTGGAACAATGTATCTTCAAGTTATTATGTAACCGAAGTAAATCAAATTGGCAGTGTGCCTGTTACACTATCCGTCAACAATGTTGGCGGTAGTATAAATCTACTCGCAACCCCACTGTCTGGAACATGGACAGTTAAATATATAAAAATGACTGTATGATACAAAACGCATTTATTGCTTCTAATGGACTTCAAGTAAACGGTGACGCTGATATTACTGGCGATTTGACCGTACATGGTGTATTGTTTGCTACTTCTAGTTATGCTGTCACAGCGTCATATGCATTAAATTTTTCAGGAACTAGTGGAGTAAATGGTACTGATGGAACTTCCGGAACGAGCGGTCAAAATGGCACAAGTGGTACGGGTGGAAATTCTGGCACAGATGGTACGTCCGGATCAAGTGGAGAAAGTGGCACCAGTGGCACAACTGGCACAAGCGGAACGAGTGGCACAGATGGTACAAGTGGTACGAGTGGCGAGGGTGGTGTTAGTGGTACAGACGGAACTTCTGGTACGAGCGGCGAATCTGGTACGAGTGGCACAGACGGTTCGTCAGGAACAAGTGGCACAGATGGTACAAGTGGCTCTACGGGTACGAGTGGCTCGTCAGGCACAAGTGGCGTGAGCGGTGCTGGCGGTTCTGCCGGTACCAGTGGCACAGATGGTACAAGTGGCTCGTCAGGTTCTACCGGAAGTAGTGGCACAAGTGGCACAGATGGTACAAGTGGTACCAGTGGCTCTACCGGTACCAGTGGCTCGTCAGGCACGAGTGGCGTGAGTGGCGCTGGCGGTTCTGCCGGTACCAGTGGCACAGACGGTACCAGTGGCTCGTCAGGTTCTACCGGAAGTAGTGGCACAAGTGGCACAGATGGTACAAGTGGTACCAGTGGCTCTACCGGTACCAGTGGTTCGTCGGGTACGAGTGGCGTGAGTGGCGCTGGCGGTTCTGCCGGTACCAGTGGCACAGACGGTACCAGTGGCTCGTCAGGTTCTACCGGAAGTAGTGGCACAAGTGGCACAGATGGTACAAGTGGCTCGTCAGGTTCTA